CTAATGTGCTTCCATCTAAAATAGCACCATCGGCTGCAGCATCATCTTCAATATCAACCTTAAGCGTAACTGTACCGCCAGCGCCGGGCGCATTAACAACGGTATCTCTGAGTACTCTTGCAACAATAGCCATTCTTCTCCCCTAGACCGCTAACATTTCTTTTTCAAAATATCCAAGAAGTTCCTTCTCAGGGACTTTATATTTCTTAGATACATCGGTTATAGTTGTTTCGAAACTATTTAGGAAATCTGAAGGTTTCGCATCCATTTTCTTAAACAAATCGTCTACGGCATCCTTCATCTTAGGCGAAAGCCGTTTATATTGCTTAGATTTCTTATGTTCATCCCGCTCAACAACGGTTGACTCATAAATTTCTTCAATCCGTTTCATTTGTTTTTACACCAGAACCAACAAAAGTCTTTGATACTTCCTTGCGTTTAATCTCCAATGTATCACCAACCTTTGCAGCCATTGCAACATTAAATGCGGTTTCTGCGGCAAGATTATCACCGGCCGCAATTGAATCTACAAAATCTTTATCCATTATTTATCTCCTTTATCGAATTTCTGATCATCATCTGGTTTACCGTCTTGTTCAGGGTCTTCATAGTCTGGCATAGCTTCTGGTGGAATAACAGCACCAGCTGCATCCTGTGGATATCTTGTGATACCATCACCACCATCAGGTATTGCAACTCCACCATCCATTGGGTCAGTATCAAGTTCTTTCGCCATCTGATCACGCATTTCTTTAATTTCTGCATCGGTAAGATTTAGAACCTTCCTCAATACATATTCCTTACTAAAGAATGTACCAATATAAGATTGAATACCATCAAGTGATTGAATACGGTCATTAAGAAGTTCTGCATCTTTCAACTCTGCAAAGTGACCATCTTCCATGAAGTCATACTGAATATGCTCTTGCATACGAGGCCAATCTTCTGGCGAAATTATTCCTTTTAGGAGTAGGTTAGTCTTGAGTAGGTCAGTGAATAGGGGGGTAAATTTCTTCCGAATCCGTTGAACAAACTTAGTAAATTTAAGTTCGTCACGGGTAATCTCTGATGCTCTTCCCATACTGAATCCGTTTTCAGCTTCAAGTCTTGAAATAGGCACGTTAAGTGAACGGTATAGTTTTCGTTGGAAGTATACTATATCATCTATTTCCCCAAGGTTAGAACCGCCGGGGAGAGTGCTAATCTCTGTTCCTCTACCACCTTCACGACGAGGCAACCAGAAATCTTCCAACATACTCATATGATTTCTATCATCCCGAATCTCACCTGTAGTCGCATCATAGACAAGCTTGTTACGATAACGATTCATCACATCTTTTAGATACTGTTCTGCTTTAATTTTTGGTAGATTACCGACATCAATGTAGAAAATTCTACGCTCAGGGGCGCGAGAGATACGATAGATAACAATCGCATCCTCAATCATACGCAACTGGTTAACTGGTTTAATTGCTTTATGTAGATAAGAGATAACCCGGCCAGAGTTGTGATCAAGTAGACCTGATGGAACATACACAACAGAATCAAGAGAAATCCTAATTCCTTGGTTACTTCCTCCACCGCCAGCGGTTGCAAACCCCTTATCATTATAAATGAAATATTCCTCTACTTTTGTTACCATTTCAATACCTTGATTCTTTGGATCAGGGTCTTTCTGTGTCTCTTTGACTTTACGAATCTTAGTAGGATCAATATGTCTTAATTGCTGAAGCCCCTTCTTTGGGTCTTTAGAATCAATGAGTTTGTGGTAGTAAATCCGTCCGTCAATATACCACCGACGAAAAATGTCGTGACCCTTTTCACCAAAATTGAGAAGCCTCAGAACTTCACTGAATTCTGCTCTAATTCTAGTTTTAATTTTTTCGGGATAAGGTAGATTGTGTAAATCTATATTAACAGGAATATCATTAAGGTTTGAAATAATACCTTCATTAACAATATCTTCAACCGCAGCATCACACTCCGATTGCATTGAAATATCTCTGTAACGGCGAATGAGATCGAGGTCAGATTTTTCCCGTCCGTCTGTATCTAAAACAGATGAAAAGAAACCACCGCCAGCAATCTCTTGAGTGCCGTCATCAGAATCGGAGTCCGTGAAAGTTTTTTCACGGGGGCCCTGATCCTTTTGTGCCTTTTGTATTGTAAAGCCGAATAATTGTGCCATAATATCTAATATCTCCTACTGTCTATTTAGTAGGTTTAAATTAGAAGTTAATGCCGGATGCTTCAAAGTGTTGATATCTCCAAGAACATTCAAATTCTTCAATAGTGTTCTCAGTTGTAGAATCCAGCGGAATCGCAGCACCACTTGTTGTCGGCCATGCGTTTTTTAAGACATAAGACTTTAGAATTGTATCGTCACGATCTAACTGTTCCACAGTCAAATCAGTCTGATAATCCGCTGGAGAAACAACACCAGTATTCTCCGCGAAATCATTAATACCATTCGACCACCGTTCAATTGCATTTTTAATCATGAAGTCAGTATCATTATAGAATGTAGTTATCCAAGGTTCTGGTGCTGCTCTGTCCCCAGCCAAGAAGATAGAGCGACCACGAAAGTTGATTGGTATTTCTCCGATTGTACTCGTTGGTAATGCTGCCGCCTTCACAAGAAAAGATGCTCTACGAACATCAAGTCCGGTTGCGATACCTGTTGGGGGCGTAATCGTTACTCGAAATTGGTTGGGGCGAGCGCCACCACCAATTAGATTAGCTTTGAAATCATCTATGTTTGCCATGATTAACCTCCTACCTCACTAAACGCAACACCTGTTCTTACGGCGATGAAGTTTAGTGTAATAAAGTTGATTGACCTAGCCGGTTTAATGTAGATGTCACCAATAAACTCGTTACGGTCAATTACCTCACCAGTGTTATTAGTTGAATCGCAAACCACCTTAAAGTCGAAAATACCTCGTCGCCCCTGTACATCTCGTAGAAAGGGTTCGACCATGTTACGGAACTGTGCCCGTGTAAACTCATCATTGAACTCAAAGAGCATGTACTTGGCAGCAGTGGCAATTGCCTTCTCAAGAACAAGGAACAATCGCCGCACGTTGATGCGGTCAAATGCACTTGGTTTTGCGAGAGCAGTTTTGTCACCAAAGAGAACCACGCCCTGGCCAGGGAAGTCAACCACTGGGTTGATCCGAGCCTTATAGAGAATGTCACGATCTGCCTTTAGTGGGTTATAAGCAAGTTTAATTGCACTGCGAATATTACCACGATTCAGACCAGCTGGTGACCACCAAGGGTCTGCAACACCATCGGTGTAAGCGCAGAGGCCAGCAATATCACCATTCAGAGGAACATAACGATACACATCGCTGTATTTGTCATACATATATTTGTATCCACTATCGTATACCATATACGAAGATGATGGGTTCTTGTCAAATGCTTCCTTGATATTTTCTGTCTGTGTAATGGATGACGTTACACCAACAACCGCAGAACGGTATGGTGAAACAAACCCAACACAGTCTTTACGCAATTCAACAAGGTCTGTGATCATGGTTACAAAAGTATCCTGTCCATCATCGCTATCTGTAACACCAGAACTTGGACCACCCAGAATTAAGTTGACATCAACAAGTTCTGTGTTAGCAAAAACGTCATAAGCAACTTCAAGTTCACCAGCAGTGACAGAATAATCATCTGTTCCACCCGTGAGTGTGTCCTTTGTAACACCACTTACCAATGTGTAGTCTGTACCTGTAGCTAAATCTGTGCCCCAGTTAGTACCAGCAGCAAGATGATCTGTCCAGTAAATATAATTAGAACCACGGAAGATAACATCTGGATAGTAGTTACCACCACCCTGAATTGTCTTTGCTGCGGAGTTCTTAGACACGCCCTGCCAAAGTTCGATAACCGCAGCTGTACGTTGCCCTGCGACATCAACATCATAACCAGTGATATCACCTGTTACGTCATAAACTGCAACATGCATTTCATCTTGTTCGCCGCGAGCATTTATCGTAGACCACTCAGATGTGCTGGGGGCTTCAAGAAATAAATCACTGAAACGCCACCGACGACGAATTAGAGAGTTGTCAGGAATGATTGTCTTAATACCGCCGCCAGCAGGATCATCCAGCTGACGAATTGTCAATATTTCACCAGAAACAGAAGTAACTTCGTATTCTATGTTACCTGTTTCAACCGCAGTGTGACCAGCAGCAGCTGAAAATACCAGAGCTACATTGTCTGCAACTGTGATTGCTTTATCAAGAACAACAACGCCTGCAACCGAACCAGCACTACCACTCTGCGAAGTTACAGATGTAATCTTAACCACTACGTCACCATCAGAGATACCAGCACCAAGCACACGTTGGCCAACTGCAAGAGTACCAGTTCCGCCATCAGTAGTAAGAGTTTTAGATGCAACTGTGATTGCACCGTTAACTACTCCATCAATAGCACTTGCTGTGTAGAACTTTATGATGTCACCTGAATCAATTGTAGCATCAGTTGCATTTTGGTCATCAACTGTGACCTGTAATGCACCGACTGCAACTGCACCATTAACTAGGTTAAGAGAACCAAGCTGCTGAGAGAATGCTCGTCCACTTGAACAGATGTCAACACCGATTGAGTTGCCCCAAGTACCAGCGGTACGAGCGGCCCATTCTCCATGAGAACCTTCGCCAGAAGAAAAACTATCTTCGTAATGATCATCATCACGAATTAGGATACCACTGTTTGCACCGGCATTTAGAATGCCTGATTCTGCACGGACCACACGGAGTGCGTCACCATACTGCAAGAAGTTTGCAGCAGTGAACCACCACTCGAAATTTGAAGAATTTGGTTTACCAAATGTTTGTAAAAGTTGTTGTTCTGAATTAATTGCAGTAATGGCACTAACTGGACCTTTTGCAAACGGCCCAGCAATAGCACTAATAGAAGTGGATACTGCTGGAATAACATTTGTAAGATCAATTTCCCTAACGTGTACGCCGGGTGAAACTAGAAATCCCATGTTTTTCTCCTAACTAAGAGAGTTGTTATTATTATACTGATATTTATAAAAACACTCTTTTACACAACTCAGTTTTTATAAGTGTTATATCATATAAATAGAATTATGAACCCTCATTACGAAAAATATAAAGACACTATCAAAAAGGTTTCACGAAAAAATTATCAGAAACGAGTGTTTCTTTTAAATGAATTTCTCACACACAAATCATGTATTCACTGTGGAGAATCTGAACATGTCTGTCTCAAATTCTGGCCCCATGATGCAGAGATACATAAAGTATCTAAAAGAGTTGGAACTAGTGACGACAGCCGCAAAGAGGTATTCCACCTAATTGACCAATCTGTTATCCTTTGTTACAACTGCTATATCAAAAAACATCATGATCTTATTGAATTTATTTAGGTAATTACCAACTTCCAGAACTGTCTCTTATAATAGGAGCCCAACGAGTTCCATACTCGTCTACCATTTCACCAATATTCTCATCCTCAAGACCATTTACTATAAAACCAAAGGGTGCCATATCCTGTTCCAGCATATCCTGCTGTTCATTCATCATAACTCTTCGGATATCGTTATTGGTAAGTTCCTTAAAATATGTTTGGTCCGTAAGCCATGCAAAGATAAAGAGACACGCAACCAAGTCATCGTTACACCCATCATCTGCCTCAAAGGAGGAACCCTTTACAATAAAGGTAGAGAGCTCGTTGATGATGTCATAGTCCTCAACAATCAGTTTATTATCCTCAACCAACTGTTTAAGGTTTGAACAACCAATCTTCTTAACTGCTTTAGTCGTCCTTACCCCCAACTGCGCCCTACCACCGCTGAAGCCCGCTCCAATGACTTGTCCCGCACGCCCACGCATACTAGCCATAATAAGGTTGTCATACTCCAGATCAAACTGCATAGCGTTAGCAACCTGTTCTCCTATGTCATTGACCTCAATCAATACATATGCCTGATTATATGCCCGCGCAGTGTCATATATTTTAGAAGGAAATATGAGAGGTTTTAGCTCGTTATCTCTAAACTTTGCCACGACCCT